TTGAAATACTTTCATTAGCCTTCTCCAGAAATGTGTCCATAAATCTCTTCTTCATCTTGCTGATAAAGTTGAGGCGGCGGGAAGGGAAGCGCACCAGCGTACTCTTCATTGTCCCAGCCATATCGTTTGTCAAGTGACTCTTCGTCAACGAAGAAGCGTCTTGACGGTTTGTCGTAGTAGAGCCCAGCGGAGCTGCCCTCAAATCCAAGCAACCTATCCTTTAAGATGTCGCACAGTACATCGAACTTAATAGGTTCTTTGTACCAGCCGCCACGCTTATTAGGAACGCCGCGCCTATCGTCTTGCGTTACTCTGTACAAACTCAAAATCCTGTGAGCTAAATCGATGATTGCCGATATGCCTTGGATATCCATTTTGTTCAGCCTGCGCATTTGTTCAATTTTGTGCGGGTGTACTACCAAGAGAACCGCGACGTTGTACTTCTTGGCGAAGTCGATGAGCCGTGTAACAAATTCTTCTTGTTTCTGATATTTGTTCTGCTCGTTGGCTTCGAGGTTGACCGACGTCAGGTTGTCGATGATGTGTAGTTTGCACCCATATTTTCTCGTAGAGTCTTCCATAGATTTCAGTATGGAATCTACCTTATGGTCGTAGCCGTCCTTATAGATGAAGAGTCTTCCACGGTAGTATTCGTTCATCGCCTTTTGTGCTTCGGGAGTTACCTTCCAATAAGTCGCTCCGTTGAAGTTGTACTCTCTTACGTTGCGCTGTCCGGCGAGGATGTAGTTAATCCAGTTCTTGCTCTGGAAGTTAGGTAACTCGCCAGAGTAGAGGAAGGCGTTCTTATCTTCGTCCACCGCGTTACATATTAACTGAGAGAGGAACGATGACTTACCAGAGCCGTTGACGCCCGTGACAATTGTGAATGTTCCGTAGAACAACTTCATAAGTTTCTTATCTAAGTCAGGGATGCCAGTCTTTATGCCGTCGATTTGATCCAAGTCAATGTTGGTGATATCGGAGAAGTCCGAGACACTATCGACGGGCGTGTCTTTTGCGTTATGTATGAGTTCGAGTACAGCGTCTTTCCCTTCGTAGTACAAGACGTGGTTAAGGTCTTTCATAGGGAAGCGCTTGTCTTGCTCTGCATCGTAGTGGAAGAGTGGAATCCCGACAACTTTTGTTCTCCAAGAACCAAGGCGGAACACGCATTCCTTTTGCATTTTGATGCCTGCTTCATCATTATCCGAACAAATGATGATGCTCTCGAACTGTTCGAGCCAATCAAAGTTTTCCTCAATCCAGCCGTAGTTGTTTGCGCCAAGTGGTACCGAAACTGCATTTGTGAAGCCTGCCTCGATGGCAGCCATACAGTCAATTTCGCCCTCGCAAATCAAAAGGGGAGAGGTTGTGTTGACTCTGTTCATATTGAAGAGTAGAGGGGTTGTGTCTGCGTCCTTTTGGCACCAAGCTTTAATCTCGCCGTTTGCCTTATCAATCTTATGTGATGGACGATATTTAACGAGGCAGAGAACATCGTTTGTGTCGTAGTAGTTGAACACGATGTTGCCGTGAGCGTCTTCGCGGACGTCAACCGCATCTACTGTGGTTTGTGATATATGTCTTTGAGCCAAATATGTATAGACGTGCTCTTTGTCGTTAAGTGGCTCTTCTTTTGGGTATCTGTACTGATATTTAGTTTTGACGCCTTTCTCTCCGAAAGAGACGGACATCTTTGCTTCCTCGAATAATTTTTGCAGTGCCTCAAGATATGTCATTCCCGTGTGAGTGTACGCATCGATGATATCTGTATTTCTACCGCACCCAAAGCAGTGGAAACTGAATGTCTTTGGGTTGTAGATGAAACTCGGTGAGTCTTCTAAATGCCACGGGCATAGTGCTTTTTTATTTACGGCATCATATTTTTCGAGGTTTAATAGCTCAGCAATTATTTCTGCGTTTCTGTCGCCAAGCTTTGCTTTTGCTTTGAGAATTTGTTCCTTTTCGACAAGAATAAACCTATACCTCCAATGCTATATTTTGCTTTCGCAATACTCGCGATGATTGCACAAGTTCTCGCTAAAGAACTCGTCACACGTCGGTGTGAAATCCCAACACTCACGGATTTCTTTCACCGTCTCTCTCGCCCAACTTAAAGCTTCATTTAAGTCGGACTCGTTGAACGGTATGTCAATCGACATATTTTTTCTGAACATCATAAAGCGAAGGATATCTGGGTATCTACCGTATTTTTTCTTCACAAATAATGCGTACAGATAAAGCTGTCGTGCATATTCCGCTTGTTCGCGCTTGTTCTTGAAAGAACTCTTGGATTTATAGTCTTGTATAATAAGTTTTCCGTCTTTGTCTTCAAAAACTAAGTCGATTACGCCGTTAAAAGTCCAGTCGTCAATTTCGTAATCGAACTGTGATTCAACTTCTAATATTTTTCTGTCATCGTATCCTGCAAAGTTTTTAAGGTACTCAAGCCCTTGATCGTAGTAGAGCTTTCGCATATCTTTGCAGTATTTGGTGGAGGGGAACTTTTCGGGCACTGCCGCGTCAAATTCCCACTCATATATGCCTACCAAATCCCAAAGGGTAAGTTCGCCCTTTGCATATCTCTCCATAATGGAGTGAACTTCAAGACCATAAGAACTGAAGCAATTTCCGATGCCTTTCTTATGGTCTATGTATGTCATCTTGTACCCGTACTTGCAGGTGTGGAATGCTGATAACTTAGAAAAACTATACCGTTCCTTTCTTGGCTCTCCGCTTACCAAGGACAATCGTCCTCAGCCGCGGGAGTAGCTTCCTCTTTCGGCTTATTCTTCTTATTTGTGTCCGCCGCGGGAGTGTTGCCGCTCGCTCTGTCACTACCTTCGATTTCTGCTTCGAGGATGAGGAAGCGGAAGAAGGACTTCTTGCCGTCGTCTGTGTCTCTGCGTTCGTTGGTGAACTTCGACTTTAAGATGATGATGCGATCTTCGCGCTTCAAACCTTTTAAGGTGTTTACCGCCTTACCGATAACGCGGGGGAACCACGACGAGTTGACGTAGTTGCCGTCGTTGTCTTTTTCCGATGTAGTGATTTGAAGGTCAATGTACTTGCCATTTTCGGACGGAGTTACTTTCCATACTTTTGCGTAGATTTTGTTGTCGTTAAAAATCATTTCGTTTCTCCCTTTTTGGATGTCTTTGTGTTATCTTTGGTTGCTTCGAGTTTCTTAAACTCTTCCATAACCGCGCCGCAAATGTCTATCGACTTAATACTGGAAGGGTTGGAGTTTCCGCCGTTGAGCTTTCCGACGACTTCCATAACCTGTTCTTTTGTGAAGCCCTTCTTCATAAGCTCTGAGCCTTTATCGACGACTTCATTAACAGCTTTCGCAAGTTCTTCTGCCGCAGCTTTTTGCTCTTTTTCTAAGTCGTAGTTTTCGGCTTCTTTTTGCTTGCTTCTGTAAGCGTCGGGGTCTGCCTCGGTGGTTGCGAGCTGCAAGGCTTTCATAAGGTAATATCTGTTGCCGTATGTTGCGCCGGCACCGAATGCTTGTGCCGCATCTTCCATCTGTCCGATGTATGCCCATCTGCACTCGAACCTGTCGTTAGGGTCGTCTGTGTTAACCCACGTGTAAACCACTTCGGCTTTGACGATAACCTCGTTGACGGGTACGGTGTAATCGACGACTACATCTTTGCCTTTCTCGTCCTTGACCTTTTTGGTCTTGGGCTTTTCGTATGTATAAGGTTCGACTGTTAAAGTCCCCGGCACAATGGAAGGGTAGAGCATAACTCCGTACTTCTGCATACAAGCCGTAACCTTTGCCTGAATTTCTTCTTCGGGTACATACCTGTAGTTAAAGCCCGCTTTGGTCTTTTGAAGTACGCCGGCTGCGTCGGCAATCTTCAAAATCTTTTGGTGAATGTTTAACTTTTCTGTATCTGGCATTTTTGCCTCCTTTAATTATTTGTCTTCGTTATGGATACCGTTGAGTATCATTCTTTCCCAGTCTTCTTCTGGGGTACAGGAGATGTGTTCTTCAACTTCGTGGACAGTTCCAGATAGCTCAATATCACATCTTCCAAACTCGTTGATTGCTTGTGTTATTTCGTTCAGCGATATAGATAACTTTCGCCAAGCTCCAGCGGTATCACGCAGATAGAGGAACGCGGAAGTTAAATCATGACGCGCAAATCTTGTCTCGCCCATAATTATTGTTTCTTAGTTTGGCGCTGAGCGCCTTTAAGCAATGCTTTAAGATTTGCGTGTGTATATCCGCTTGCCTTAGCGAGGCACATAAGCAATCCCTTTTCTTCGTCGAACTCCTCGTCGTGAGCCTTAGAAATATATTTCTTACCGTTGACGATCAAAATGGTAGTAGGGTCATTAAAGATGACGCGCATTCCTTCTATTTTGTCGTGAGGGATAAACTGTAAAGTCCCTGTCATTGTCATTGGAAAAACTACAGGCTTTGCGCTGAGAATTTCCTTGGCGATTGCATCATCGATGCTGTGCCTGAGTTGGTGGATTATTTCGTCCATAATTTATCTCCTTATTTTTTTGTTTCTTCAAATAAATTGGATGCTATCAAGTCAGCAACGCTGATGAGCGTTACGAGCTTTGAGTTGTCTTGTGCTTTGCTCAAGCTATAGTCTCCGCCTTTGGTGGCAGAATCAAAACCACCCATATGCCATCGAATAGCGAGCAATTCTTCAAGCGAGAGTTTGATGTACCACTGCAAAATAATGCAGCTCTTTTCGCCGTGCCCGAGTGGAACTCTTTCGTCAACTTCGTAGATTTCCTTAACAACCCAGTTGCCGTTTTCATCCTTGACGTTGCGTGTTCCGCGCTATAGTAGTTAACCTTACAAAGGTCGTGGAAGAGGGCGGTGACCGCGATGGTTTCTTTTGAGTAACCAAGTTGGTAGATGTCGTTCAACCTTGTGAGTTCTCTGTGTACGTTCAACGAGTGTTCGCATAATCCGCCTTCGTAGTTGCCGTGAAATCTTGTGCTTGCTGGTGCAGTGAAGAAGTCGGTGCTTTCGAGCCATTTCAAAAGCTCTTCAATGCCATCGCGCTTAATGTCTTCTCCGCAAATAGATAGGAATGTTTCTTTGTTTGTCATACCGTCTCCGTGTGTCTAAATATGTTTTATAATGTTATAAATTAAAGAGTGATTTCGTCGCACTTGATATTGTTTGCCGTAAGCCATTCAGCAACTAAATGTCTATGACAGAAGTCCGTTGGCTTTTCGTAACATATGAGGGCTATATCTTTGCCGCCACTCAATTTTAACAGCTCATTATAAACTGTTTGAGGGGAGAGGGTAGATAAGACCTCATCATTGAAGTGTTCTATGTAGTAGTTATTGTCGCCGTTCTTTTTCCATTCACTGAAGAATGAATACTTCGGTGCAAGTTTTTTATATTGAAGTCCGTTGTACCAAGCGGGTGCCTTACCGCAAATTGATATCGGGACAACATTTGGTGGAAGCTTGTTGAGCTTCGCAAAGTAGGATGTATAAATCATTGTTCTCCGCTACACTCACTGCACATCATAGTACCGAGCTCTGCGTCTCCGAGTGGAGCGCCGCAGCAGACACAAACTTCTGCCATATTACGGAGTTCACGCTTTTGTTGTTGCCTGAGCTTATGATTGAGTTGACGCCGCGCTGAACGCTTTAATGAGGTGGTCGTGCTATCGAGCCGTGGATCCCAGCCAGCATCTTTTGCTGTTATCTTTTTTGTACTACGCATTTTTATCTCCCTTTGGGAACACGGATGAAAAAAGTTCCTCGAAGGCGTTTTTCTTCGGTTCCTCTTCAGATGCCTCTTTGACAACCTCAATGTCGAACCAGCGTAGATTTGCTGTGTTAACCATTCGCTTCCCGTTAGGAAGACCAATGCTTACCCACTGCTGGGTAGTAAGTGCAGTAGTAATCTCATCGACTTTTTCGGGTGGAACTTCGCATTGAACTGTGTCAGCGAAGTCACCGAAGGCACCATGTTGTTTCGCGCCAAAATAAAGCGTAAGTTTAATTCTGTCCATTTGTAAGTTCTCCTCTGATTCGCATCAATATTTTGCCGAGCTTATTCTTGCCTTCACCGTTGCAAACGCCCCATTCTCTGTCGTTCCAATCATTACCCTCAATGAGTTGTACGGAACCGGTGGAGAGGAGTTTCTCTTTTAAGTCTGGATGCTGCATAAACTTGGCGCGGCACACCTCGTACATGATGTCTTCTTTGACTTGTTCCCAGTCGGAACGCAATTGGACGTGTCGTCCAAGTTTCTTTGCCGCCGATGGGTCAAGGTCGCAAAATTCGTTTGCTCTTTTAGGGCACTTCATTGCGTGAAACGCCGCTTCGTTGTTCTTAAATGTGAGACCGAAGCAGGTAACGTCTCTTTCGTAGAAGTTGCTCAGGTAGTAATTGTTTCCTCTGAACTCTGTGATGTCGTTCATAACTTTTTCTCCGTTTATCCTTAAAAGAATTTCTCGAACAATCTCGTCATATCCTTCGACGTCACCTTCAATAGAACGGTAGGGGATGTTTCTGTCTTTCAGAAGCGAGATTACCGACGCGCCAAGCGCATCCGACTCTGCCTCAGTTTGCTTGCGTCCAACGGGATTATACGGCTTAACTCTCAATAAGAGGTAGTTGAGGTTGTCGTAGGTGTTGAACACATCCATTACAGCCTTGTTAAAGTTTTCTGTAAGTCGTTCGTCGTTGTTGTACATTACACTTAAAGGGAGCGGGCTGTCGGTTACGATAACATCTACCTTACCAGCACAGCGGCTTATCCTGTAAGATTGTTCGCCAAATATGTATGCTTGGTTGCGGAACGCTTCATCGTTGCGTTCCCAAACCTTATCTTTTGCGTACTCGGTTATGAGTTCTGCATTAACTCCTGCCATTTTTATGCAGGAAAAGATGTATGCGGCGCCCGTGCTTTTACCTGCTCCCGGAACGCCGAAAAGATTTACGATAAGTGTTTTACTCATTTGCGATTCTCCAAAAGCAAATCCAACATTTTCATTGTGTATTCAGTAGGTTCGTCTACGAAGATGCGTGCGCCAAGTTCTTCAAGGGCATCTTTGTCATCTTTGTCTATTTGACCGTAGCCATTCGTGTTCTTCGGTCTCAACAAACCGTCTTGCTTTCCTGATTGCTTAATCTTGAGCGTCGCTGCATTGTCTGGCTTATACTTATCGCAGTAACCGTGGCAGCACGTGCAGTTATCTGCTCCGCACATATTGTGCCATCCATCACCAGAGAAGCCATAAACAGCATTGTATCTGCAAAACTCACAAGTGAATTTGTCTTTGTATTGTTCTGCGAGTTGCTTAACGTCGTAATCCCATAGTTCTTTATTGACTTGCCCAAGCTCTTTTTCAAGCTCAGATTTTTTATTTAATAATTCTTGCTTATCCATCGGGTAAATACCTCGCTTTAAGATGTTGGTGTTCGTTTGTTCCATATATCAGCCGCTTCTTCGCGAGAGTCGTAAATCAAGCGACCTAACGGCTCGTCTGGCTCTGTTGCGATGGGGCATTGAACGCCGTCGGCTTCTTCGTGGACTAACATATAACCCAAGCCGCTCCACGGATCGTCTTCGTATTCGTCTGGATGAATGTTTCCTTCATCGTCACAGACAACAATTCTTACTTCTCTGCCACAAAAGGGGCAAGTTAACTTTTTGTCCATATTTATACCTCAATAAAAGATCAGTTTTATTCAAATTTATTTGTCGCTCAGCTTAATGCCGGTGCCAATACATTTGAACACAAATCGTATGCTGGC